TCATTACACATTCTACCCGATGTATGACTGGTCTTATACAGACGTATGGAAATACATACATGATAACAAGATCGAGTATAACGAGGTCTACGACAAGATGTATCGACATGGCGTCCCGCTAACAAACATGAGGGTATCTAATCTACATCATGAGACGGCTCTCCAGTCACTCCTAATTGTGCAAGAGATTGAACCCGATACATGGAACAAATTGACTCGTAGGCTTGACGGAGTTGGGTCGATCAAGCATATCAAGAAACACTCCTATACAACGATCGACAAACTCCCGTATATGTTCAAAGATTGGGAAGAGTATGCGAATCACATTATCGAGAACATCGTGCAAGAAGAGCATAACAAGAAGATCATCAAAGATGCTATTTACAACAGTAAGCGTTTCGGTATTAAACACTACAACACAAACGAGTATATTCGGGAGAAGTATTGGCGAACCATTATTGATACGGCACTCAGCAATGATTGGGATTTAACTAAGATGACGAACTTCGTCATGAGACCCGAGACATACTCTTACCGATGTTATCATGAAGGCAAGTATCACAAGATTCATAAGAACAACCTTACTAACAAGTTTTTTACTCCCGAAGAGAAACAACATATATGGAAAATCTTACAAGAACGATAAAAGAAGCATACGATCAAGCCGAAGACAAGATGGCTTTTATCAATCAACTCCGGGAGTTTATACACACCGAACTATCTCCCGTCAAGCAACCTATTGACTTTGTGCAATGGGTTCCGGTCGACAAAGTAGAGCCAAACGACTACAACCCTAATTCTGTTGCAAAGGTTGAAATGGGTCTCCTATACAAGTCAATTAAGCATGACGGCTATACTCAGCCGGTCGTAGCCATCTTCGATGAAGACAAAGACAAGTATGTAATAGTTGACGGTTTCCACCGTTACTTCACCTGCAAAAGCAACAAAGACATCTACGAGCGTAATAGCGGTTACTTACCCGTGACGGTTATCAAGAAAGACATTAATGAACGTATGGCTGCAACAGTACGTCACAATCGTGCACGTGGTGAACACTCGGTAAGCGGTATGAGTAATATGGTCTTTGAGATGCTGAATAACGGTTGGTCGGACGAAGAGATATGCAACCACTTAGGTCTTGACCCGGAAGAGATACTGAAACTCAAACATATTACAGGATTTAGTAAATTGTTCAAGAACATAGACTACAATAAAGCATGGGAAACCAAGCGAATGATTAAACTCAGGAAAGAACAAGAGACAGAATAGTCTCTACAAGATTCTACATTATGGATATAAAAAAGAAGGCCATGATTGAAGCACTTGAAAAGAACTTAGGTGTCATCACTTCATCATGCAAGGCCGTTGGTATTGATCGGAAGACGCACTATAATTGGCTTAAACAAGACGAAGAGTATCGTGAGGCCGTAGAGTCAATACCGGACATGGCTCTCGACTTTGCTGAGAATCATTTATACAAGGCCATTAAGGATGGGAATATAACGGCAACAATTTTCTATCTTAAGACAAAGGGTAAAGACAGGGGTTACATAGAACGCATTCAACAAGAAGACGTATCTAAGAAACCTAAGCAATTAGTAATCCTGCCGGAACAACCCTAATCTTTAGTATATTTGCTTTACGATCAACTTAAGAAATTGACATATGCCTATTCAAAGAAATGAAATCGGTGTTTCAACCAAGCCACTTGCCGTAACGCCAAGCGATACCGTAAACCTTGCAACACCGGCACGTTACCTATACGTTGGATTCGGTGGCGATATTAACGTCACTCCCGAAGACGGTCCGGAAGTTATCTACCGTGCAGTCCCTACCGGAGCATTCCTCTTCGTGGGAACCGTCCGCATTAACAATACCGACACAAACGCTTCAAATATCATTGCTCACTTATGATCTTCATCGGTGCAGGAATCCCCTTTATCGTCAATACAACAGACCTGCCGGATGGCTTCGATATTTGGGTAAATTGCGTAGAGTATTTTGATTCATCAGAACAATTCTGGAACATAGACTTTTAACAGTTAAGACATGAACCTTACAAGTACACAGATTAAAGACACATACGGCAATCTTGTTACCATTGGTACCGTTGCCGGAACACCTACAACTGGAACCATTCAGAACGGTGCGGGTAATGATATTACAACCTTAACTGTTGCGGGAACGCTTAACGCCACTACATTAGGCGGAACCTTGTCCACCGCTGCTCAAACGAATATCACGAGCGTGGGTACGCTTACAGGGCTTGGTGTTAGTGGTACGACAGGACTTGACGGTGCGGTAACGATTAATAATTCAGAAGCAGATGTTGACTTTCGTGTTGCAGGTGATACAGATGCTAATCTGTTATTCGTAGATGCAAGTACAGATCGAGTTGGAATCGGAACAAATGCTCCGACTGAATTACTTGATGTAGATGGAACGATTAAAGCAACTACAATTGCAGGAACATTGTCGACCGCTGCACAGGCAAACGTTACAAGTTTAGGTACGCTTACTGGATTGACAGTTAGCGGTGCAACAGGTTTAAGCACATTAACAGTTTCAGGTGATGCAAATTTTGATAGCGGTACGTTATTTGTAGATGAGAGTGCAAATAGTGTTGGGGTTGGGACGTCTTCTCCAACAACAACAAAATTACAAGTAGTTAATTCATCAACAAGTCTCACAACTTTACAAACAACTTCGCCTATAGCAGGTGTAGTAGTCGATGGGCAAGTAAATACACAAATAAACCATGGTGGTACTGGCGGTTCTGGTAACACAGTAAATACTACGGCATTATATATAAATAACCGCAAAGGAGGAGGTGGTTATCAAACTCATTTTACAACTTCATTAAAAAGTCGAGTAAGGTCTAATGATGATAATCACATATACTGTTTTAGCGATGCTGAAGACCCCGCATTCAGAGTTACTGGAGATGGAAATGTAACTATTGCAGGTTCTTTATCAAAAGGCTCCGGTTCCTTTAAGATAAATCATCCTGTGATGCCTGATACTCATTACCTTGTTCATTCCTTTATAGAAGGTCCACAGGCAGATTTGATTTACAGAGGGACAGTCCAACTTGCAAATGGAAAAGCAACAGTAAATCTTGATGAAGCAGGTAGAATGACAGATGGAACCTTTGTTTTATTAAATACAAATGTTCAATGCTTTACTGCAAATGAGAGTGGTTGGAGTGCGGTTCGTGGTTTAGTTGAAGGAAACATTCTCACTATTGAGTGTCAGGATGAGGAATCTATCGATACTGTATCATGGATGGTTATCGGTGAAAGATGCGATGAGCACATGATTAAAACAGACTGGACAGATGAGAATGGTAGAGTTATTACAGAACCAGAAAAAACAGAATCAGAAAAAAGTAAACCTCTTGCAACTGTCGATGATAGTGCCGAACTTGAAGAACAACTCGAAGAAGCCGAGGTATTGATAGCCGAAGCAGAAGAGAAACTTCAAGCATAGGAATAATGATCGACAATCTAAAAGACAGACTTGCCAATCTAAGAAACCAACAAGCATCATTACAGATGCAACTCGATGAGTTAAATTACCTTATTAAAGGATACGAGGTAACGATCGAGGAAAAAGAAAAAGAGGGTGAGGTAGAGGAAGCAGGTCTGACAGAATAAAGGTATTCAATGGCCATCAGTCCTTCCAATCTTTCCTGTCAACCAATCTCCGATGTTTATATACCTTGTAAGGCGAATAAGAATCTCCTTCTGAGGTTACCGGTTTGTGATGCAACCGGGACGGGTACAGGAATGAATGCCTACTACGCAGGAAGGCTGACGGCCTATACCAATGAGCGTAACCCAAACGTTCTATTCACGATCAACTCGTTTAACTCTTCCGATGGAACCCTGTATATCGCTCCTGACAATCAAGGGCATTACAGGGGTAGTAACCTTGCAGGGCTTTATATTCATGCTGACCGGATTGATGTAAATATACAAGCATCAGTCTTAAACGTAGAGCCGGGATATTATAGTTTTGATCTTGACTTAATCAACACGATGCCAATCGTTCCCGGAAGCCCGGCAACTAATTCCGCATTTCAGGCCTTTGCAACCGGAACCCTTGATATTCAGCCAAGTAAACCGTAATGGAGCAACTTGAAAGACGGGTTGCAAACTTTCAAAAAGAGTTCCTATCTAAAGACAATCCTTTTGTTGCCATAATCGGTGCGAAGGGCTCAGGAAAGACCTACGTTGGTGCTTTGTTCGTTCTGTCGATGTTGCAGAGAGGCGGACAGGGTCTTGTCATGTTTAACACATTCCAACAGGCAAAAGACATCTACAAGCAGAATATCAAGACGATGCTTGATGAATTGGGGTGGCCGTATCACTTCAATGAACAACAGATGATACTTACAGTATGGGATAACACAGTACACTTCAGAAGTGCTGAGAGTGACGTTATACGTAGGATAGAATCTATTGAATATGAATGGGGATGGGCAGACGAATCATCATACTTTAAGCCCGATTCCTTAAACGTCTTTGCTTCAAGAATTAGGAAAGGTCTTGCCTTAAAAAGAATTACCTCAATGCCTGCCGACCCTGATGCATATATCTATAACTTTATTGAGCGAAGAGACGATGCAAAGTTATTCGAGATTTCGTTGCAGGATAACCCCGACCCGGTCTTTCGTGAGAGGTATACAAAGGAACTGATGAACACCTATTCGGGTGCTCAACTTGAGCGTTACCTGTATGGTAAGAGGGTATCGCTTGAGGGTATCGGTCTCTTCTATATCACTCCTGACATGAGAGGCCAATACAAGTATGACCCTAAAGATACCCTTGTACTATCGTGGGACTTTAACGTGGAATATAGGGCGGTATCGGGTTGGCAGGTTGTTGGTCGAGACGAAGCCGGAAGACCGAAGGTTGCATGTGTCTTTGCTAAGCAGATGAAAGAGGCAACGGTCGGTGACGATGCTGAGAAGTTGGCTAATGAGTTACGGAACCACAAAAGCGATATAGTCATAACCGGAGATGCTACTGGAGCAAATAGGACGGCATTGGCAACAGGGTCGATGTGGACGGCAATAAAAGAAAAGTTCCATGATGTCTTCGGTGGTACAATAAGGTATCGGGTTCCGGACACCAATCCTCTCGTTCGTGATACAATCGAGTGTTGCAACTGGTCATTAAAGAATAAACTTGTATATTTTGATACAGACGATGCACGAGATGTATATAACTCAATGGTCGCTGCAAAGGCAGACAAGTATGGCGATATTGACAAGAAAGATGACTACAAAGAGGGTGCAGTCAAGTCTCACGATGCTGACACGGCAAGATACGCATTGTGGCACTTTTATATGCAGATGTACCCGGGCAACAACAAAAATTACTGGATAGTATAATGGCATGGTATGACAGATTTATCAATCGAAAAAACTACATTCCTTCACGGGTCTGGAACGCTATCCTTTGGGGTAGAGGTTGGGAAGACTATTCACGTTGGGATAAACTCAAACTGATTGAACAGGCCTACGAGCGTAACCCTACGTTTTACTCTGCTTGTAACTTGATCGCTGAGACCGTTGCAGACATACCGATCTATATCGACTACAAGAAAGACAGAAACCACACTACGCAAGAGCATCCAATCCTGACTCTTCTTGACAGATCGGATAACGGCCGTAAGACGTTTGTAGAGAAGATGATTCTCTATCTTGTCGTTACAGGAGAGGCTTACTCTCAGATCGTCTTTTCACATGAGGGTTCAAGCCGTAGGCCTATTGGATTGATCGTATTGCCGTCTCAATATATGAACCCAATACAGGGTGACTACCGGAAGCCTGTCAAAGGTTATCTATACCGAGAGATGGAAGATGTCAAGTTTGAGACCGATGAAGTCATTGCCGTTAATCAAATTAACCTTCGTGAATACTTTCATGGTCTTAGTGCCGGTGTTCCATTGGCTGAGATGATCGACTTGAACAACTCCGCTATTACATGGAATAAGAACATAGCACAAGCGGGAGGTATGCCACCGGTTATTGCTAAGGCACCGGGCATCACTCAAGCACAGTCTCAGGAGTTAAAAGATCGGTGGGAGCAGTCATCCGGTGGTGCAAATAATGCACATAGGCTGAAGGTCGTCTCCGACAATCTTACCTTTGAGAAACTCACGGACAAGCCAAACGAGGCTGAATGGGAAAAGGCAATCATGATGACTACCCGTATGATACTTATGGGTCTCGGTGTTCCGAGCGAACTCATGAATGATGCTCAGAACAAGACCTACAATAATCAAAAAGAGGCACGGAAGGCTCTCTACATGGAGGCTTGTATTCCATTAGCACGTAAGTTTTATGGTTCAATTACAAAGTCACTACAAGGCTATTACAAGGACAATCCTGAGATATGTATTGATGTCGATAATATCGAGGCCATACAAGAGGATAGGGCTTTAGTAATAGACCGATTGACTAAAGCGGTTGCCGGTGGCATTATCACTCCAAACGAGGCACGTGAGGAACTCGGTTATCCACCGGTAGACGATGAACTCGCTTCACTCTTACCTTTGAAACCAGGCGGTGCAGGTGCACCCGTATAGGTTAAGAAGTGAGCAATAACTGATGTATATTTAAACAACAAAAGTAACGCTATGCCATACGTTGTCGTTGAAGAGCCTTGTACTAATGAATCCGGTGAACAGGGTTCAGCAATGATCTACGTTATTGAAGACGACAAGCGTGTTCCATTTGCATGTCATCAAGACCCGGAAACAGCATATAGCATAGTCGCAATGTTAGAAGAAGCCGAAGGCCTAAAAGAAAACAATATGGAAGAACTTGAAAACATGATGGAAGACGAGATGGTCGAAGAGAAGCAATTTGAAGAGGGTCAACTCGTGCATTGGGTATCAGAGGAAGAGGAAGGATTCGGAAGAGTCGAATCAACCTTTGAAGACACTTACTCGGTTCGTGTATATGCACAAGCCGGTGATGACTTTGAGCCTACTGATCGTGTTCTTGAATTGCCATTTGCACAAGTCCATGACTACATGGAATACATGACTCAAGACTTTGACAAGCAGATAGAAGAGGTCATGCAAGAGATTGATCTTCCTGAGGAAGAGGAAGAGGAATCAGATATTGAGATCGAGATTTCAAAGGAAATGAAAGAGGTCAATCTTCAGCCTACTAAAGAGATGGCAGACGAAGCCGAGTTAGGTCTCAAATGGAGAGACGAATATGGTAGAGGTGGGACTGAGGTTGGCGTTGCTCGTGCAAGAGACATAATGAATCGCAAGAATCTATCCGAAGAGACCGTCAATCGTATGGTATCATACTTCTCTCGACATGAAGTCGATCTAAAGTCTCCGGCCAATTCTGACCCGTCTGCTGATGGCTATCCCGGTGCAGGGCTTATTGCTTGGAAACTTTGGGGTGGTAACCCGGGCAAAGGTTGGGCAGAGCGTAAACAAGCCGAGTTAGATGCTCAGAAAAAAGCAATGGACTATATGCAAGAGGACTTAGAAGAGGAGACAAAGGCAGACCCGGATAACCTATCCGTAGGTGACTTTGTGCGTTGGGAGTCAGGTGACGGTACGGCTCAGGGTAAGATCGAGCAAAAAAAGACAGAAGGGACACTTAACGTTCCCGATTCTGACTTTGAATTAAACGCTTCTGAGGAAGACCCGGCATTCTTGATCGAGGTCTATGAAAGAGTAGAAGGCGGTTGGAGACCCTCCGGAGTCATGGTCGGTCACAAGGCAGGTGTTCTTTCAAAGATTGAACCGCTTGAGATTGCTGAACTTAAGAGACGTATCCTTGCCAAATTCAAAAGTCTTGAAGCCAAGGTAGAAGAGGCTGAAGACATGAAGATTGGAGTTATCGAGGGTATGGCTTCCACCTACGGTAACACCGATCTTGGTGGCGATGTAGTTGAGAAGGGAGCGTTTAAGCAAACGCTGAATCACTCAAAAGTCGTTCCGCTACTCTTAGACCACAACTATACAACTGCAGGGGTAGCCGGTGTGGCTGAACTTGAGGACACAGAAAAGGGCTTGATGCTAAAGGCAGAGATGCCACTTGACGTTCCTGAGGTAGCCGCTGCATATCGCAAGATCAAGTTTATGATCGACAAGGGTTCCCGCATGGGTCTATCCATCGGTTACGACCCGGTTAAAACAGAACCCGGAGAAGACGGCACTCGTAAGTTAAAAGAGATCGCTCTTCATGAGGTCTCCGTCACTCCGTTTCCAATGAACACAGAAGCACAAATCATGAGTGCAAAAGCAAATCGTATGAAATCAAAATCAAAACAATACCTATGGCAGACTCTCAAAAAGGAAATGATGCCTGATGAAGAGATGGCCGAGATGGAGATGGAAAAAGAAAATGATACGCCTAACGGCAATCAGAAGCAACAAGACGCTATGAAGGCACTTGTTGAGCAAATAGAAAAGGTCTTCAAGGAAGCAATCGAAGACATTAAACAAGAACTCAATCTGGAGACAACAAACGATGAATGAGGTAAAAGTAGTCGAGTCTGTCCGTACCGCAGTTGATGGCCTAAAGAACGCCATTATTACCGGTAACAAAGAGGCAGAAAAGAAGTGGCAAGACCGCTTCGACAAACTCGAGTTTGAAGTCAAAAAGAATAGTGCCGTTAAAGGTGAGTCTGTACGTGGTGAAGAGACCAAGACATTCCTGAAGGCTGCACGTCTTTATGGTAAAGGCGGAATCTCTGCCGTTCAACAAGAGTTTAAAGATGCAAAAGTAACCGTAAACAATGCTGAGAAAAAGAGCGACAATCTTGTGCGTTTTGATGTAAGTGCTGCAGGTGCTCTTCTTATGCCTGCTGAGATGTCTGCTGACATTAACAAGCAGATTGTAGAGATCTCTCCGGTGTTACAGGTTGCTAAAGTAGTAAACACATCTTCACCTTCCTACAAACAAGCAAGACGTGATTCGTCACTAACTGCTTCATGGTTGGATGAGGATGTAGCCGGAAGTAAGACCAAAGACAGTTTTGGTTTTACTGACATTCCGGTTCACAAGTTAAGTGCACGGGTAGCGTGGACTATCGAGCAAGAGCAAGACTCTGCATATGACTTAGAAGCAGAGATCATGTCTTCTATTCGTGAGCAGTTTGACAAGGCTCTCGGTACAGCCTTCATTAATGGAGATGGTATCGGTAAGCCAACTGGTCTTGTCGGAAACGTTACGTCTAAGACTGCCGGTGGAACGTCACTTACTGCTGATATGCTGATCGACCTTCAGTATAACATTAAGTCTTTCTATCGTGCTAATGCATCATGGATGGCTAACCGCCAAACAATCCGTGAGATTCGTCAATTAGCGTTGGTAGCAGGGACAAGTGTTCTTAGTTACTTGTGGGAGCCTTCCTTCCAAGCAGGTGAGCCAAGTAGACTTCTCGGTTCTCCAATCTTTGAAGCACCTGATCTTGTTGCTCCTAATGCAAGTGGCACATACGGAACAGGTGATGCATCTGTATTGTATGGTGACTTTAACTACGGTTATGTCGTTCCTAAGCATACAGACTTCTTCTTGATTCGTGACCCGTATACAGAAGGCTCGTCCTTCGTTACTAACATCTATGCCATGACCCGTTTCGGTGGTGCAGTTGTACGTAGCGAAGCAATCGCTCAACTTACAATGGGTTCATAAGGAGGATAGAAACATGAGTCAATTCGATTTCGGAAAACAATCAAATGTTCAGTATGGGTATGTTTCCTATGCTGCAACAACCACTAACACCAATGTCAATTCTGGTGCAATCGATACTGCAGGCTACGCAGGTGCAGCGATCGGTCTTGTACTGGGTGAAGTTGGTGGCGGTGCATCAACAATCAATACAGGTAACGGGTTTAAACTCGGTCTGTATGAGTCTGATGACAATACAAGAGCAAACGCAACTGCAATCGCTTCTGGTCGCATTATCAATGCAAGTGACGAAGCCGTTGCTGAGAACACAACTGTTCTCTACTCCGTAGCCCCTACTAAGCGTTACTTGTTTGGTGAGTTTACCAAGACAAACGCTTCAGCGGGAGCAACGAACGCTAACTTTGCTATTGTTGGTTTCCTCGGATTCCCGAACGATGCACCAACATCCTAATTGGTAACAAGGCAACTGTCAAGACCGGCTTGACGGTTGCCTATTATTTACTGTCCTATGTATATCAAAATGAAAGAAGATCATACTGCATCGTACAATGGTGTCGATCACAAGTTGTACAAGGCAGGTGAGATTTATAGTGTAACATATGCAAATGAAAAGCACCTGTTTCCTATACTTGTAGCAGGTGGATATGCTGAGTTTTACGACCCGGCAAGACCGACAAAAGAGACAAAGGTCGTTACCCCAAAAGCAAAAAAAACCAAAAAAGTCTAACAGAAGGCGATCATGTACGGGAACTACGGTAATACAGATGGTGCGTATATATCAAGACGCTTTGATTCCATTACTGGAGTATGGACACCGAGTGTCTACCCGTCACAAACAAAGATCGTTACTGGTGCTTCTGACTTACCCGTATCTCTCGCTACAGTAAAGAACGCTCTACCGGTCTATGATACTGCAGACGATAATTATATTACCTTGCTAATCGGTGGCGTTACAGAGCAAATATCGAGGTATATCGGCATAGACCCGATCAAACTCACAAGGCAGTCGCTATGGTATCGACCCTTTACTGACAACTATCTTGACTTCGGTGTGCATGGCACGGTATCATCGGTGGTATCACAAGCCGAAGACGGGACTAACACAACCCTTACTGCAGGGACAGACTACTATGTGCAGGGTATTGACTTTAAGAGAATCAGACTAAGCAACATGGGACTTAATGGAGTCTTTTTGTTGGCTACGTATGAGAGTGGTTACGAGGCCGGGTCTGTCCCGGAGGCGATTCAGGCAGCGATCATCCAAGAGGTATCGCTACAATACAAGAATCGACAAGACCCTGATCTGCCATCCCGAGTAAGTGTAAACGGTTTGTCAATCGAGGCAAGGCATCTACTCATGCCTTATGCAAGGTTTGTATTATGAACATTGACTTTGCAGACTTTGTTATTCAGTCGCAACAGGAAAGGGTCAAGAAGTTAAACGAAGAGGTTGCACCTAAAGTTGCTGAGGAAATCAAGATGCGTATGTTAAACAATACGCAGACTGGTAAGGCGTTTGGGAATGATGAGTATGACAATCTCTACAATTCACGATACGCAAAGCGTAAGGGTGTCTCTCGTAGCCCAGTAACCCTTCGGGACAAAAAGAAGAGAATTGAGAAGTATGTGGTAACCAAATCTAATCGTGGTGCAACGATTGAACTTGCATCAGATCGAGATATGGCTATTATATTCGGGTATCATCATACAGGTAAGGCAAGAGGCGGTAAGGTTAGAAGTATCTTTCCGAAACAGGTAGCCTCAGTCCCTGCAGATGTAAAAGACTTGAGTCAAGAATTAGTATGGGAGTATCTAAGTGGGAAGAAGTCGTAACATAATCAACTCCATGATCGAGAATCTTGCACTGTATATTGGTGACCCTTTATACTTGTTTGAGCGTTACCGTGTCCCGGCAAATGAACTCGAGGCAAGACAGGACATCAAAAAGGGACGTATTGCATTGTATGAAGTGAATGAATCTGTTACTGACAGGACAGATGCTTACAGGGCAAACCTAAGTCAGCAGAGATACGGCATGGATATAACCGTTCCGAGAGGCTATGCTAAAGATGATGCATCGAGAGGTGAGTTACCCTTGCTTGACGTTCGGGATAAGATTCTTAATTGGGCACAACAGGTAGATGCCGGAAGTGTCACGAATAATGGTATATTCACTTATGGTTATGAATCGTCCGGTGGAATCACAAGGCTTCCGAAGACGGTAACAATGACCCTTAACTTTGTATCAATCCGAGACTTATACCCAAGCCAAACAAACATATAGAAAACTATGGCAGTTACTAAAACCCTTATTTTCTCAAACATTACGATTGCAAATGCAACCGGTGGTGCAGCCAATACGTATCCGCTTCACTTGACTGAGAGTGCAACCGTTACCCTGACTCCTGTAAACGATACAGTTGATGACGGCCAAACTCTTGCATCTGCTTATGATGTTAGTTTCTCAGTATCGGTCTACAATACGACACTACTAAGTGACCCAAACGTCTATGCTGATGCATCAACAAATCCTACTCTTGCACGTATTATTTTCAATCCTGCAACAGGTGGACAGAAGTTGAATGTTGAGAATGTATACATCAATGCCAATCGCTCCTTTGAGGGTAACAGAACCGCTATCGTTCTGACTGGTTCAAAGAGAGTTACTAATGCAGCCAATGGCGTTATTGTAGCGTAACAAGGAGGTCTACTATGCTGAACCTCCTTAAGTCTGTTGCCATACAAGATCAGACGGTCGCTTCCAATGTATGCACATTGGTAAACATCATGGAAGGTGTAGACGGGTCATCTACCTTTGGGTATACCCTTACGCCTACGGCCGTCCAAGTAGCGGACAATCAAACGCAACAATTTAAGCACGATCATGTGTTCGATATTCGAACATTGACTGAGACGGCTGATGTTACAAAGTTACAAGTAATAAGTGCTAACAATCGTAAGGTCAAAGTCACGGGTTATTCACCTAATGGCTTCTTTACTATTGACGAACCGGCCGAACTTGTGTATCACGATCAGTTTGATTCTGTACTCTCAGATCGTATACTCGTAACAATCTCAGGAGTAAACGGGTATGGTGGAACGGCTCCGGGAGTCAAACTACCGGTTTATGCAGGTGACAATCTCCTTGCAGTTTATGACATTACAAGCGGAAGTGCTACATACCTTAATGGCTTCGATCAAGGAGATAGCGGGACGGTTACTGGTGGCACCGTTACTATCGCTTCGGGAGATGAAGCAGTATCAAGAAACCTATTGTTTCCATTCGTCGGTGTAAGCCTTACGGCATCTGTTAGTCATACTGGAACAGGTGGAGCGATAGCAATTCAATATCGTAACTCAGCAGGTAGCGTTATTTCCACAGATCAAGCAACTGGAAATACGGGTATAATATCTGTCACCGGAACGACTCCGTCCGGAACAGTATATCTGTCTATTGGATTGACAGGCGGAACGGGGTCTTCATT